AGTTGCCCCAACACCCGTCAGAGCAATAAACCGTTCACCCACTGAAACGGTTCCAACAGCGCCGTTAGCTAGTACCCCAGTCTCATCCGGGCTGTTAGTCTCTGTAACATCCCCTACTGCACCAAGCGCCTCAACCCCAGTAATTGAAGTTACCGCATCCGCTGCTACCGTACCCAACAATCCCGATGCATTAACACCTGTTAATGCTACAGAACTAATCTCCGTGACTGTTCCTACCGCGCCAGATGCCTGAACGCCGGTAAGATCAACAACAATCGTCTGCCCCGCAAGAGAGGCAAACGGTGCTTCAGCGAATGCGGAGATTCCAAACATGGCTACTCTAGCGGATTACCCCGCTAGTCCTATTAGGTTGTAGCCAAGCGGATCAGAGCATTTGTTGTGTTGTTTGTTGGCATCGTCAAGGTAAACGTGCCAGCAGTAATTGTCTGCGAACCAAATGTGTGGATACTCACAGCAGGATACGCACCAGCAGAACCCTGTGTAAAGTTGTAGACCATCACAGCATCAAACGCAGTAGCAAGCGTCACGCTTGTGTACGTGATACTGGCAGAGGGTGTCCAAAAGGCCACACCAGCAGTTGCAGACGAATTGGTAAAAGATGGCGGAGTTGCGTTGGTAATTGGAACACCACCCGCGGTGTAACCTGTACCAGACACTTCACCAGACATAGTTACTGAGCCAACCGTGCCTGTGTAGTTTGCAGAAGAAGCATTGAATGTGGCGCTTGCCAGCAACAACGCGCCGTAGTATGTGTCCGCAGTGGTAGCAGCACGGATAGGACCCACGCCAAAATTATGCGTACCTGTCATGAGTTTGCTCATGAACGAAGTTGACATTGCTTGTGTATTTGCCATGATATTTCCTTACGTAAAAGATGCGGCTTCAGCCGAAAACGTGACTGCTTTTTTCAATTGAACATGCGCTGAACGGTGAACAAGTTCGCCATCCAACCAATATTCCACCCACGTGGTTGTTTCATTGTCATTATCAATGGAACCCTCTATCTTTTCAAGCAAAGATTCGTCCATTTGGCCTTTGGTTGTATTAATCAATTTAAACTCCTTTAAGAAATACGAATAAGCGCATTGTCGGCATTGTTTGGCGGGAACTGAATCTGAAACTGTTGGTTTACCGTCGTCTGGTCAAGCCCAAAATTCAACACGCCAATCGATTTATTGCTTTTAGAAGAATTGTAAATCAGCGCCCCACGTGTCGTAAACGACGATCCATTCCAGGTTGGATTGTTAAAAGACACATACGCAATATTGCCCGTCAAGGTCACCGTGACCCCCGTAAGCACTAAACCCCCTGCCGTGTACGCCGTTCCAGATGTCTCATTTGAAGTGGTGTATACCGTGGTGTTTTCATCTAGCGTAGCAGCAGATGTGTACAACGCAATCTTTATCGTATCCACGCTAAAGTCATGCACCGCCAACAAAAGCTGCTCTTTAAAACTATTGGTCAGTCCGGCTGTGATCATAGGTTACCTCACCGGGAGTTTAACTTGGCCATCTTGATAAGCATCACCACGTTGCTTACCATCACCCAAATTCTTCAACAAGGCAAGTGCTTCTTGATACTTACCGTTATATAGCGCCATCATGTCCGCTTCACCCTTCATGTAGGTGTACGCCTCGACCAGCGAGCCATATAAAAGCACCGTGTCAAAGTTGTCCCCAAGCCATGAAGTGCCCGCCGTAACAATAGATTCGGGGTAATAGTAAAAATGCAATTCCACTTCATAGTTAGTGTCAGGCGTGGGGCCTATGATAAAAACCAACTCATTTACATTACTAACATTAGGGCCAAAAATAGCATAGTACTTAGGCTTACCACGTTGTAATGGATTTGGATACGTTTCACGAATAAAATTGACATCGCGATTTAACAAATAGATGTAATCACCCTGAAACGTGACGGTGCCCGACACTGCCCCTGTATTGGCAAGGGTAAGCGTAATTGTTGTCCCTACAATTGCAGAAACAGCCGCTCCAGTTGCAATGCCTGCACCAGAAACAATCATGCCAACAACAATATCCGTGGCACTAGACACCACAATGGTAAACGCGGCTGCCGTTCCTGTAGCCGTTGGAGTAGGCTTGGAAAAAAGTGCCAAAGAATAAGCAGAAAGAAAATCTAGCGGACAAGGAATATATTTATTGCCAGACTGTACATTTCCCGTCATGTTCTTGCGCAGATTGGCAACCTGAACAGTGTTGTTAATTCGCTGCTCTGCCTGCATTACGAAAACAGGGATTTGCGCTACGAAATCTGTATCGGTGTTATTTGTATACGCTTGAATAGCAGCGTTTAATTGAGTGTAGTTCATGTGATGCTCGTTGTAACCGTTCCAAGCATAGCGCCAGCTACTAAAGGCTTTGCAGGGGGCATGGGACGCATGCCAATACTTGCAAACAAACTGTCTCCAGCATCCCCTACATAAACGCTAACCCCCAGTCGTGCCTCTGGACGTGGCTCCAACAAAGCCACTGGTTCGTCTAACGTGCGCTTAGGCTCAAGTTGGGGATGTTTAGGCTCATAGCACTCATCGCAGACCTTGAACCCAGTCCACTCTTTTTTAAGATCATTTAGTTTGAACTGTTGACCACACTGATCACACAGAGCAAGACCATATTTGCCAGATGTGTAACCGCCCATCAATAATTCTCCGTATAGGTCGGCACCGCAAAATAACCAGTGCGTTCTGTGTCCTCTGCAGCAGCTCTTGCAAATTCTTCTTCATAAAACTGCTTGAGCATCCCAATACGATCTGGAGCCTTTTTAACAGCCAAATAGTAGGACAAACCTGCAGTCAAACAAGGTAAGAATCTAAAGGAAATATCCGCTGTGTTGGTAACTGCACCAGTTTCTTGTATACGGCGAATGCCATAGTAGCGGAAGATGTACGCCTGGGTAGAATCAGGCGCGGGATACAGAAACAACTTTGCGGGCACTGTGCGCTGCACATAAAACTGGGCAGGGCGCGAAGTGGTCAACTTGTTGGGCACGTGCAAATATTCTGCACTACCAATCCGGTCAATCGTAATATCCTGCTGATCAGTCTGGCCAGAATTAGTACGTATCACCGCCGACAAAACATCCACCGTGTCGTCCGGCAACGTGTACTCAAACGTACCCGCAACTAAAACCACCTGCCGCTGCTCAATCGTATATAGATTTAATCCGCGATTGGCCCACTCAGCAAACATCAAGTTTAAAGAGCGACGTGCAGACAAAACGTCATACCCATCCCGAACCTGCAAGCCGCAGCGTTCATACGCTTCGGTGATGATCTCATCGAAGTCCGGGTTGTAGGAAGAGACGCCTGAGGTGGTCATTTTTTAATAGATAGTGGCTTTTTGAGCACGGGCTGCACCTACGCCGCGCACTGAAACAGTCTGACCTGTCACTGATTTCTTGACAGGCTGACTCATGGTCTTACCCTGTGGGCCAGCCATGTCGGCAACGCCGCCCTCAGCATAGCCTTTTTTCTTCATGCCGCCGCTGGCACCCATTTTAGATTTCATCATGCCGCCGCTGGCCATCATTTTAGAGTTCATCATCTTTTTGCTCCTGATAGAGGTTGTTAAAAGTTTCTTCTGCGTCCATGTACGAATCGTCTTGCTCCGCACAATGAATCCACTGGTTTGGCCTGAAATCAGGCGCTCCCTGTCCCGTAACCCAGTAGGCGGGACTTGTTACACGGACCCTGTTGTTAGGCAGCGCCACAATGTTCCCCGTCCACTTGCCTGCATCAGTCAGTATCAACACATGACTCTGTTTGTGCTGAGATGGATCTTCAGATACGTCGCTTTCCGCATAGTCTACAGTGAACAAGTACCTACCGGTGAAAAATTCATTGTTGATTTTGCAAATCCAAGGGGACGGCTTTGCTCGCTCTAAACTAATGATGCTGTGGTTGTACGAGTTGCAATCCCAAGGCTGCGACAAATGATTAAGCATGCGCTCAGGCCATTCCTTCAAAGGAATGTCCCCTACCAACGCAGCCAGCGGCATCCGCGCCCACATGGCCCCACCATGAACATTGTCTTGGCTGCCCTCATCGGCTTCACAGCCC